AAAGGTTTATTATGGCAAGCAAGATACAGCTAATTTCTAATGCTCTCATTCTAATTGGCGATCTGCCTATAACATCTTTATCAGGCAACTCTCGCGCTGAGACTGTAGCCAGCAATCTGTATGACAATATTGTGCAGAATGAGTTATCCAAATTCCGTTGGGGCTTTGCTCGACAGCAGGCTCAACTATCATTGACTACTGATACCCCTGTTGGGTCAGAGTGGTCATCTATTTATCAGCTTCCTTCTGATATGCTGACGCTTATTAAATTAAGTCCTAGTGTTCCATACCAAATTCTTGGTGACAAAGTTTACTGTAACTACAGTGGTGCGCTTTACTGCGATTACATTGCTAATGTTTCAGAAGCTGCATGGCCTGCATACTTTGCCAAAATGATTGAGTACGCCCTAGCCATGGACTTTGCCCCATCTATTCGTGACAGTGCTTCTTCGATGCAATTGCTGGCTAATCAGTATCTTAACGCTAGTCGTATGGCTCGCTTTACTGACTCGCAGCAACATCCGCAAGTAGCTATCCAGGATCGCCCATTTATTAACGTGAGGTACTAATGCCCAAGTCGCAGTATATGCAAACCAGCTTTGCTAGTGGTGAGCTGTCACCCCTACTAAATGGCCGTACCGATCTTGATCAATACTACAAAGGCGCTCAACAGGCTGAGAACGTGCTTGTAGTGCCGCAGGGCGGACTTAAACGCAGACCTGGTACTCAGTTTATAGCTGAAGCTAGAAGTAGCGGAGATCGCTATGAGGGCGCTGCTACGATGCCTAGTGGCGGAACCGCGTCAAGAATTAATGATGGCAATGATAATACGGTTGCAAATACCAATCCGCTTACTACTGGCGAAGACGTTATTGCTCACTATGACCTTGGCGAAGCTAAGGCAATTAGTTTTGTAGACATTAGAAATATGTTTACTACCGCTACTACTGCAACTTTTCGTGTTCAGTATTCTACTGATAACACTAACTGGAGTACCGCGTTTACCCAGTCTTTTGGGACAACTCCTACTAATAATAGGCAATATGCTGGAAAGACAGCTCGTTATTGGCGGTTAAGAAAAGACACTACAGCTGGAGTATTTTCTGTTACGTTAGGTGAATTTAATTTACGCTTAACTACTGCAACATTTACTTCGACTAGCGGTGCTACTGTAACATTGAGCGACTGGGATGTTCGTCCCAATATGCTTGAATTTAATATGTCAGATATTGAAAAGTATCTTGTCGTAATTACTTACGGCAATATTGATATATATAGAGTTGCTTACACTAAAGTTTTAAATGATGGTACATCGCAATTTATAGAAACCTCTCTAGTTACTAGCATTCGATCTGCCTATGGATTTAATCCTGAAATATTGCCTGAGTGGCCTGAAGTAAGGGTTGCACAAACAGAAAACGTAATGCTTTTTTTCCATGAAAATTATCCTGTGCAGAGATTAATTCGTGATCCAGGTAGCTTTCAATTTAATACGGCCCCTTTGTATAACATCCCTCAGTTTGACTATGATGATGATGATAGCCCTCCCCCTACAAGCGCCGTTCAAGTGCTTACATTTAGCGGATTTACTGCTGGGCAAAAATATCAAATTAATGTTGAGGGCGTATTTAGTAAAGAGATTACGTTTGCTGGGGATGCAACTGCTGACGAGAGAAGCTCTACTGCTTTTAACTTGCAGAAAAATTTACAGGATATGCCAAACTTTGGGTTTACCGGCATAACTGTAATTAGAACGGCTAACGATGAATATACTATAACACTGGCTGGTGAGTCTGCTGGTATATATAAGTTATTCACTGGTTTTCCTACAACTGATGACAGTAGCGATACTATATCATTTACGTTATCTACGCAGGGCGCATCAAGAAAAGAAGATGTCTGGTCTTCTACTAGGGGCTATCCTAGAAATGGCGTATTTTACAATGGCCGTCTTGTTATAGGTGGCACTAAGTCAAAGCCTCAGAGTTTGTTTGCAAGTAGGGTTGGTGGTTACTTTGATTTCTTTATCGAGAAGGGTGACGATGACGAGGGTATCTTTGTCACTATTGACTCTAACAGCACTACTCGAATATTAGATATTAACCCAGACAGGGGCTTGCAGATATTTACTTCTGGCGCTGAGTTTTTGCTAAAGGGCAATACTCCATCTACTGTTACGGTAGAAGCGCAAACCCAACATGGTTCTGCAGATGTCCCAGTTGCCGCCTCTGATGGTTCAATACTATTTGTTGACGCTAACCAAAAAACAATACGCCAATACCTATTTAACTTTAACGAAGATGCTTTTGCATCTGCTGACATTTCTGTATTGTCTTCTCACTTGATTAAAAAGCCAGTCGATATGGCTATATTAAATGGCACAACTACTGAAGACTCTAACTGGTTATTTGTAGTTAATGATGATGGTAGTGTTGCTGTTTTAAATACATTAAGAGCGCAAGACATTAATGGTTGGACAGAGTGGAAGGATGCTGACGGACAAGTAGAAAGTTGTGCCGCTATCAGTGATTATATCTTTACCTCTGTTAAGCGCAATGGATGTACTACACTTGAGCAGTGGGACTTTGACCGAATGCTGGATTCTTCTATTGAAGAGGATGGCCCTATAGCAAGTACAATTAGCGGCCTTGACCACCTAGAAGGAAAAACTGTTGCAGTTATTGGTATGTATGGAACTTTTGAATCTGGAATATTTGTTTCAGTTACAAGTAGAAACTTACTTACTGAGCGAGTAGTGTCTGGGGGTTCTATTACTTTAGATGCTGACGAAAGAAGTTACGATAGGTATGAAGTTGGGTTGCCATTTGAGGTTAATGTTAGACCAATGGCTCCTAACACAAGTGCTGGCACTAGAGCTGGGCAAAATGTAATGCGAGAAAAGAAACTGGTTCGCATGAATGTTCGACTTTATGAAAGCGCAGCGGTGTACATTGATGGCAATCCTGTTGCTATTAGGCACATGGGGCCAGAGCCAACAAACAGTTTAAATGCCGCACTTACCCCAGTTTCAGGTATAGTAGAGGATAATAACGGTGGTAACGGATGGGGCATAGATGTATCCCCGCTGATTACCAGTCCAGATTCCATGCCATTCCAGATACAGGCAATTGAATATGAGGTTGAGTCTTCGTGAATGATGTTGCAACGCAAGATAGTATTTACCATTTACAGGAAATAATGAAAGATTTCCCGCAAGCTCCCATAGTGACAAGACACCACTTCTCTGACGGAATGTATGCAAGAGAAATGGTAATGCCTCCAGGGAGCATTGTTGTTGGTGCCTTACATAAAACTAAGCACTTCTTTAGCGTTGTATCTGGTGAGTGTGAAATATCCAGCGTTCACGAAAGAGAAAAGATTACAGCTCCGTACTTGGGTGAAACAGTGCCAGGAACTAAGCGTGTTATATATAGCGAGACAGGGTGTACTTGGATTGGATTTTTCCCAACAAGTTTAACAGATATTGATGAAATTGAAGCAGCTCTAGTAGAGTAAGAGGTTATTGGAATGTACGTAGTAACGGCATTAATTATAGTAGGTACAACAGCGCAAGTTTATGGTCAGCTTGAGGCTGGTAAAGATCAAGAGTCGATGCTCAAAGGTCAGGCCGAACAAGAACGTCTTGCCGCTGAGAGTCGTGAGCTAGAACGTCAGCAGAAGCTCAATAAGGCGCTTGCAGCTAATGCTGTGGGTATGGGCATGTCAGGCATTAAAGCCGAAGGTACACCTGCTAGTATAGCCCTACAGAGCGCTAAGGATATTAGCCTAAGTGAAGGCACATTAAAGCTATCTGATAGACTTGCTCAGGCCCAGTTAAGACGACAGGCTTCTAATGCTAGGTCTGCTTCAGAAATTGCAGCTGCAAGCACTTTGCTACAAGGCGGAACTAAAGCATATCAGGCAATGCCCTAAACAACTTAGGAACTACAATGGCTCAACAACCTAGACAAACAAGAATTGGTACGTATGGCGGTTTTACTCCAACTGGTGTAGACAGAACTGCTGGCGATAAAATGCGAGCATTGGCTGGTTTAGGCCAACAGATAACGGAATCTACCTTAGCTATAGGTAAGCCCATCATTGAGGCTAAAAGGGCTGAGGAAGGCGTACAGGCTGCTCAGGAGGCTTTAGAGACTGGTGCCGATATTGAGATGATGTCTGCCGCTAAGTTTGGTGGCAACCAATATAATGCCGCTGCTATGAGTACCTATAAAACAGGAATCATGGA